TCTAGGTCTGATTGGGCAGGCGGATGGTTCGGGATTGACGGTTGGCAAGACATGGAAATCTGGTATCAGATGCACGCCTATTTGAGTAGATATTTTGAGTAGGTCTGGACGTGGTTGGGACCATTGAAAAATGGCCAAAAAGTATTACATATTTGTCACATTTCGAACATGAGATAAAATGCAGGGTTTTCATGCATTGCGGACATTTTGTCCGCGAAAAACATGAAAAATGCTATTTTTGGAGTCAAATCCCATGTTTTTTCACAAAAAACCACGTTTTTAGGTATGGTTTGACTTTTTTTTAAAACGGTTTTATTTTTATAAATACTTTTACTATTTTTAAGAAAAAAAAGATGGGAAAGTTGTGATAGAAGTAAAAAACCCCAGGTAGATGCATATGAGGCCATCCCATGTTTTTCTCCATCTTTTTGAAAATGGCCATTTATTTTATTGGGAAAAAAAGCAAAAAGTTGGGATAGCCCCTTTTGACCAAAAAAAGAGTACTATTTATCACATATTTGGGGTCGAAATGAAGGTTTGAATTGGCATGAAATTAGCAAAGTTAGGGGGTGATAGATTGGACTTTTTTAGGATTCGAGAAAGAAATACTAAGAGCGGAGTAGAGATATATCCAGACTTTATAGTTGGGCATCATAAGGACTTCATGGTTCGGGGTCATTCATTTTATGCTATATTTGATTCAAAGACTGGTTTTTGGTCTACTGACGAAAGTAAGGTGCAAGAGATTGTAGATACTGAACTGAAAGCAGCATACGAGAAACGTTGTGATAGCTTTGATGGTTTGGTCACTGTTCAGTATCTCTCTAGTTACGATTCAGGTGCGTGGTCTAAATACAAAAGATATTTGAAAGACATGTATGACAACTACATGGAACTTGACAATACTATTACATTCGCTAACGAGACCAGAGTTCGAGAAGACTACAGTAGCAAGCAACTATCATATTCTTTGTCAGATGACCCATGTCCAGCTTGGGATGAATTAGTCGGAACATTGTATAATGAACTCGAACGTCGTAAAATTGAATGGGCTATAGGTTCTATAGTTGCTGGCGAATCAAAGTATATTAGTAAATTCTTCGTACTGTATGGTGCACCGGGTTCGGGCAAAGGTACGATTCTTGATATTATTGCAAAGTTGTTCAATGGATATTATGCTATTATCGAGTCAAGCGCTTTGGGTAGACAGACAGCGGAGTTTAGTACTTCGTCGTTAAAAGACAACCCATTGGTTGCATTGGAGTATGATAGCAAGCTTAATCGAATTGAAAACAATACTCGATTGAATTCTATTATATCTCATGAGACAATATTGATACGAGAGTTGTACAAGGCACCTTACAAGGTTAAGATAAAGACAATACTATTTTTAGCTACTAACAATCCTGTTCAGATTACCGATGCTAAGTCTGGATTGATACGACGACTCATTGATATTAATCCAACAGGAGTTAAGATACCTAGCAAAAGATATTTGAAACTTCAAAAGCAAATAGACTTTGAATTGGGTAGTATAGCAAAGCATTGTCTTGAAGTATACAAAGAACTTGGTCGTCATTATTACGACGCTTATAGATCGACAGATATGATGGAACGAACTGATGTGTTCTTTAACTTTGTAGAAGAGTCATATTTCACATTCTTACAAGAAGATGGCGTGTCTCTTAAAAGAGCATGGGCAATGTTTAAGGAATACACGGAAGAAGCTGGATTGAAGTTTCTACTTCCCAAGTATATTTTCAAACAAGAACTTGGGGAATACTTTGAGGAATTGCTTAAAGATACCAAACTTGCTGACGGCACAAGAGTCACCAATTATTATAAGGGATTCTTGAGTTGGAAGGTTAATGGTAAAAAAGATATTTCAATAGTCGAAGGGAGTGACGATGAGTTACCCGGGTGGTTAATACTTAATGATGAATACTCACACATGTCAAAACTTGATATTCTACTTCGAGATTGTCCAGCCCAGTATGCCAATGAGCATGGTGTTCCGTTTTTAAAGTGGGACAAAGTTTCAGGGACTTTGGGTAATCTTGATACCCACCAACTTCATTATGTTAGAGTACCAGAAGGTCATATTGTTATCGACTTTGATTTGAAGGATCCAGAGACTGGAGAAAAGTCTGCTGAACTGAATCTAAAAGCTGCATCAAAATGGCCTTCGACTTATGCCGAATTTAGTAAGAGTGGAGCTGGATTACATCTACATTATATTTATGATGGCGATATAGACAAGCTCAGGAACGTTTACGAGGATGGCATTGAGATTAAGGTTTTTAGAGGTAATAGTAGTTTAAGGCGAATGCTGTCAAAGTGTAATGACATTGATATTCGTACAATTAACAGTGGCTTACCGTTAAGAGAGGAGAAGAAGGTGATTAATCACGAAGCGGTAAAGAGCGAACAAAAGCTCCGCGAATTGATTAGTCGATGCATTAGCAAAGAGTTCGGAGCTACAAAGCCATCGGTAGACTTCATCAATCATCTGTTAGTAGAGGCTAAAGAGTCTGGTCTAACGTATGATGTCACCGATATGAAGCAAGCAGTAATGATATTTGCTATGAACTCGACTAATCAGTCTGAGTATTGCATGAAACTTGCTAGTGAAATGCCATACAAGTCTGAAGACCATAGTCCCAATCGTCAGAATGGGCGATATTTGGATGAGCGGTTTGTGTTCTTCGATTGCGAGGTGTTTCCAAACCTATTCCTAATCAATTGGAAGTTTGATGGTTCTGATAGTTGTGTGCGGATGATTAATCCTTCTTCAGAAGAAGTTGGCGAACTGTTCGGCTACAAGCTAATAGGTTTTAACAACCGTCGGTATGACAATCATATTTTGTATGCCAGATACATAGGTTACAATAATGAGGAGATATTTCGACTTAGTCAAAACATTATTAGCAACAAAGGTAACTATACCTTTGGTGAAGCGTATAACATATCCTATACTGATGTGTATGACTTTGCTTCAGCTGGACACAAGAAGTCACTAAAAAGGTGGGAAATCGAGTTGGGTCTTCATCACCAAGAACTTGGGCTACCATGGGACCAACCAGTAGATGAGAAAGATTGGGTTAAAGTCGCAGAGTATTGTGATAACGATGTCATATCTACTGAAGCGGTTTTCCATCATTTAAGCGGTGATTTTAGAGCTCGTGAGATTCTAGCGGACATCGCGGGCATGACTGTTAACGACAGCACCAATACACTTACTACCAAAATTATATTTGGGAACAATAAAAAGCCCAGACTACATTGGTACGACCTTGCTGAAGAGTTTCCAGGGTATAAGTATACAAATGGCAAGAACATGTATCGTGGCGACGATGTCGGTCGTGGCGGTTGGGTTTATGCTAATCCTGGAATGTACAATCATTGTATAACATACGATGTCGCATCAATGCATCCGACGTCAATCATTCAAGAAAGATATTTGGGTGACTACACTGACAGGTTTGCAGACCTTGTTAACATTCGTCTTTACATCAAGCATGGTGATTATGAGTCCGTTAATAAGTTGTTCGACGGTAAACTAAAGCCATATTTGAAAGACAAGAATGAAGCTAAGGACTTGTCGAACGCTTTGAAGACTGCTATAAATTCAGTGTATGGTTTGACATCGGCCACTTTTGACAACCCATTCCGAGATAGGCGTAATAAGAACAACATAGTAGCGCTTCGTGGCGCGTTGTTTATGCGTACTCTTCAGGATGAGGTTGAGAGCCGTGGGTTTACTGTGGTGCATATTAAGACTGACTCGATAAAGATTGCTAATCCTACTCCTGAAATTGAAGAGTTTGTCTATGACTTTGGAAAGAAGTATGGGTATATTTTCGAAGTTGAGGCAGAATGGGAGAAACTTTGTTTGGTCAACAATGCAGTGTTTGTAGGCAAGCAATCTGTTTTGAGTCCTCAAGCACCTGGTAAATGGACAGCTACTGGTAAACAGTTCCAAGAGCCGTATGTATTCAAAAAGATATTTTCGCATGAAGACATTCTGTTTGAAGATTTGTGCGTTACTATGACAACACAATCGGCATTCTACTTGGACAAGAATGAAGGACTCGGTGATGGCCAGCACAACATGATATTTGTTGGTCGTGCAGGAGCATTCACCCCAATTCAGCAAGGACATGGTGGTGGATTGTTGATGCGCATCGAGTCTGACGGAAGATATTCTTATGCTTCTGGTTGTAAGGGATACCGTTTCCTTGAAGCAGAAGAAGTTAGAGACACTGAATTAGAAGAGTTTGTGGATAGGTCATATTTCGATACTTTAGTTAACGACGCTATCGATGCTATTTCTAAATTCGGCGATTATCATTGGTTTGTGGCTGATAGCTTGGACGTCCCGTTTGTAATGCCATGTGGCGATACAATAGTCGAGCATTGTGGCAAGTGTCCACATTTTCAGCAAGAGTACAAATTGTGTCAACTTGGAATGGATATTTCCGACGTTTTGTTGAAGATTTAGTTTAGTAAGGAGTATATTATGCCTCGCGACAATTTCCCCACCATCAACATCTCCAATGCTCATTTCATCTTCTATACCAATTTTAAGGGTGCTGCTGGCCCGTACAACAATGAGGGTGAGAGAAACTTCAATGTTATATTAGAGGGCGATGCCCTTGAGCAGGCTCTTGCTTACGGTATGAATGTTAAGACTACTAAGCCTCGTGAGGGGTATGATTCGGTCAATTATATTAAGGTTAACATCGGATACAAGTATCGTGCTCCAATCGCTATGCTAATCAATTCTCATGTCAAGCGTAATCTTACTGAGCAGACTATTGGAATCTTGGACGACTATGAGTTCGAGAATGTCGACCTTGTTATACGTCCTAACCGCTGGCGTCATCCTGGTGGCGCTACTGGTGTAAATGCATATTTGCAAGCAATCTACGCTACTGTTGTAGAGGACCCGTTCGTTAGCAAGTACTACAGTATTCCTGATGCAGAGTCTGATGGCTCTATTGCTGAGTAATGATAGAGCTATATTCTGAACAAGAAGCAGCTTTAGACAAACTTAGGACCGGCTCCATCTTAGTTGGTGGGGTCGGTTCTGGGAAGTCTATTACTGCGCTGGCATATTTTTTCGATAAAGTATGCGGTGGTGACCATACTGTATTGGTAACTCCAAGGCATCCTAAAGATCTGTACATCATTACAACTGCTCGAAAAAGAGATACATTAGAATGGGATGACGAGTTTAGAAAGTTTGGATTGTCTACCGATGCCAATTGTAGTGTTGGAAAGATATTTGTAAAAGTAGATTCATGGAACAACATTGCAAAGTATTCAGATGTAAAAGGAGCGTTCTTCATATTTGATGAGCAACGTGTTGTTGGAAGTGGAGCATGGGTACAGGCGTTTCTTAAGATTGCTAAAGCCAATGATTGGATTCTTCTTAGTGCTACACCTGGCGATACATGGTCTGACTATATTCCAGTGTTCGTTGCAAATGGATTCTATCGAAATCGTACAGCATTCATTCGTGAGCATGCTATATTTGATAGGTTTGCTAAATACCCGAAAATCATCAAATACATGAACACTCCAAAGTTGGAAAAGTTTAGAAAACAGATACTAGTACAGATGTCCGATAAACGCCATACCATTCGACACTTTACTAATGTCCCTGTTGGGTATCAAAAAGATATTTATGATACTGCGTTTAAAGATCGTTGGAATCCGTATGATGAAGAACCAATTCAGGATGCTGGTCAACTCTGCTATATTTTACGAAGAATAGTAAACAGTGATACAAGTCGTTTGCAAGCACTTGCCAACCTACTAGAGTTTCATAGTAAAGCAATAGTGTTTTACAACCTTGACTTGGAACTGGAACAGCTTCGGACCATAACAAAAAGATATTTGTCAGCAAAAGACTTTACGCTTGCTGAATGGAACGGACACAAGCATGAACTGATTCCTAAAACCGACAAATGGATCTATCTTGTTCAGTATACTGCTGGAGCAGAAGGATGGAATTGCATAGAGACAGACACTGTTATATTCTATTCGTTAAACTATTCGTATAAGATTATGGAACAGGCAAGCGGACGTATCGACCGTATCAATACTCCGTATACTGACTTGTACTATTACAGGTTTGTATCTGGCTCTTCTATTGACAATGCTATATTGTCTGCTCTTAAAAACAAAAAGAGTTTTAATGAGTTAGCCTTCGTGCGGACATAATGTCCGCGCAGAAAAAACCCGCACTTATATAGGAGGAGACAGAGAATAAGATCTGCTCCTTCTATATTTGTGCGTTTTAGAAAAAACGCCTATTAATTTTTTCGCATTTGAGAGGGCGGTAATGAAGAGAGAAAGCCAGTTTCAGTCTGCTCTCATTAAAGAGTTGAAAAAGATATTTCCAGGTTGTATGGTTTTGAAGAACGATTCCTCTTACTATCAAGGTATCCCAGACTTGTTAATACTCTATAACGACCGATGGGCAATGTTGGAGTGCAAAAGATATTCTAATGCCAGTCATCGACCTAATCAGGACTATTACATTAATAAATTTAGTGAAATGTCGTACGCAAGTTTCATATCTCCTGAGAACAAAGAAGAGGTTTTAGATGAACTTCAACAAGCATTACAATCTAGAAGGTAAGCACGCATTCCTTGGAGCAAGTAAGTATTCGTGGCTTAACTATGATGTCGATAAGTTAAAAGAGTCATATTTCAGCGCACAAGCTCGTCAACGAGGAACGCAGCTCCATGAGTTTGCAAGCATGGCTATCAGGCTAGGTCAAGCTATGCCCAAAAACAAGAAAACGCTCAACATGTTCGTTAATGATGCGATTGGGTATCGAATGCATTCGGAACAGCTGCTATATTATTCTGACAACTGTTTTGGAACTGCTGATGCTATTGGCTATCAAGAGCGAACTAAAAAGTTAAGAATCCATGATCTTAAAACAGGTACTACTCCTGCTAGTATGAAACAGTTGTATATTTATGCTGCACTGTTTTGTCTTGAGTATGTTGTGGATCCTCATCAGGTAGAGATGGAGTTGAGAATCTATCAGATGGATGACGTTGAGATAGATGTACCGGAAACTACTGACATTCTTAAGATAATGCAGCGTATTAGAGACTTCGATCTCATACTGAATGAGCTTAAAGCAGAGGAGGAGAAATCGTGGATGTAACTGACGAAGAGTATACGTCATATTTGATGCATTACGGAACGCCTAGGCATTCTGGTCGATACCCATGGGGTTCTGGAGACAATCCCTATCAACGTAATGCTAACTTCAGGGCGCATATTCTTGACTTGCGACATCAGGGCATGACGGATACTGAGATTGCTCGTGGTATGGGCATGAGTAAGAATGAAATGCTAGCTGCATTGTCTCGTGCTCGTGCTGAGAATCGTGCTGAAGATGTTGCAGAAGCTAAACGCTTGATTGCAAAAGGATATTCTCAGTCTGCGGCAGCTCGTCGTATGGGCATCAACGAGTCTCAGGTTCGTAACTTGCTTAAGGAAGATATTCAGGAGCGAGCTAATAGAACTGGAGACTTAGCAGAATTGCTTAAGAATGAGTTGGCCGATAAAGGGGGTTATATTGATGTCGGCACTGGTACTGAGCAATACCTTGGCACCACTCAATACGTTCTAAACAATGCCGTATCTCAGTTGCAAACCGAAGGATACGAAGTTCACAACATCAAAGTTACTCAGGCTGGTACTGGTAAGGACACTACTGTTCGTGTGTTAGCACCTCCTGGAACGACTTGGGCTGAGGTTACTAACAATAAGGGCGATATTCGTATAGTCAATCCTCCATATGATGACGATAGTCCTACTGGTAGGTCCAATCTTGGTCTTGAAAGGCCCGTTGCCATCGATCCTCAGCGCATGATGATACGTTACAAGGATGACGTTGGTCCTGATGGTGGTAGAGGTATTGACAAGGATGGTGTTATCGAGCTTAGGCGAGGTGTTGAGGACATATCCTTGGGCAGTGCTAACTATGCTCAGGTTCGTATAAATGTTGGTGACTCGCATTACCTTAAGGGCATGGCTGTCTATTCAGATGACATGCCTAAGGGAGTGGATGTTATATTTAATACGAACAAAGGACGCGAAGTTCCTGTCTTTGGTTCTAAGGACAATAGTGTTCTGAAAGAGCTTAAGAAGAACAAAGAAACAGGTGAGATTGACTGGGACAACCCATTCGGTGCTACTATTAAGGGCGAGAAAGACCTTAACATGGCACAAAGATATTATACAGACAAGAATGGCAAGAAGAAACTGTCTGCTATAAATATTGTAAACGAAGAGGGTGATTGGGAGACTTGGGCTCCTACTCTTTCTAGTCAGTTCTTGTCTAAGCAGACACCTGCTATGGCCAAACAGCAGCTTAAGATTGCTTCTGATGCTAGGCAAGCAGAATATGACGACATCATGTCTCTTACTAATCCTACAGTTAAGAAGAAGCTTCTAAATGAGTTTGCTGACGAATGCGATTCTGCTGCTGTTCATCTAAAGGCAGCCGCATTGCCACGCCAATCCAGTCATGTTATATTACCAGTACCTGGTTTGAAAGAGAATGAGATATTTGCACCCAATTACCGTAATGGTGAGCAGGTTGCTCTTGTTCGTCATCCTCATGCTGGTAGGTTTGAGATTCCTCTTCTTACTGTTAACAATCATTCCAAGGCTGCTGAGAAGGTTGTTGGTAAGAACTCACCAGATGCAGTTGGTATCAATGCTAAGACGGCTGCTATATTGTCAGGAGCAGACTTCGATGGTGATACAGTTCTTGTAATACCAACTCGTGGTACTAATCTGAAGGCACAAAAGCCATTGGCTGGACTTAAGGACTTTGAACCTAAAGACCAATACCGTGCATATCCTGGAATGCCAGAAACTTCTAAGAAGAATGGCTTCAACAAACAGATGGAGATGGGTAAAGTCTCGAATCTGATTACTGACATGACACTTAAGGGTGCTAGCGATAGCGAACTCACACGAGCGGTTAAGCACTCAATGGTCGTCATCGATGCTGAGAAGCACAACTTGGACTGGAAGCGGTCTGCAAGAGAGAATGGTATATCTGAACTCAAGCGCAAGTATCAAGGTGGTCCTAATGCTGGAGCATCAACTCTAATCTCACGAGCAAAGGGTGAGAAGCGTGTTGGTGAGCGTAAAGAGATCGCCCCTGATAAGCGTACTGGAGAACGTCGCTACATTTACACCGAGCGTGAGTATGAAGAGCGTAAGAAGAACCCTGAGACTGGCTTATGGGAGAACACGGGTCATATTAAGAAGGCCCAAAGCAAAACCACTAACATGGCTGATGCTAAAGACGCTCATAGCCTATCTTCTGGCACTATCATGGAAGGAATCTATGCTGACCATGCTAATAAGCTCAAGAGTCTAGCTAATAGTGCTCGTAAAGAGGCTCTTGCTACTGAATCAGTGCCATATTCTGCTTCAGCTCGTGTAGCCTATGCTAAAGAGGTTGCTTCTCTTGATGCTAAGTATAAGAATGCTCAAAAGAACAAGCCTCTGGAGCGTCAAGCTCAGCTCATTACTGATACCGTTGTTAAGGCCAAAAAGAGAGCTAATCCGGATCTTGCTGACGACCCTGATAGGTTGAAGAAAGTTCGAAATCAGGCTCTTAAAGAGGCTCGTGAGCGTACCGGTGCTAAAAAGAGTGACTTCGACATTACAGACAAAGAATGGGAAGCCATTCAGGCAGGCGCTATACACAAGACCCGTCTTGAGGCTATATTAGCAGCAGCTGATTCTGATCGTGTCAAGGCCCTTGCATTGCCTAAGAACGAAAAGAAGATTAGTCAGAATGTCATATCTAGAGCCAAGACCATGCGTGCAGCTGGTAAGACTCAGGCTGAGATTGCTGACACTCTCGGTATCAGTACTACTACTGTCAACTCTATACTACGTAGTTAGGAGGGTCATATTCATGGACGAACCAATGTACATGCTAAGTACTCGAGACAACCCGTATGACCCTCGTACGCACTTTGACGAGTGGTATGCGTGGGACATTACTCATGGATGGCACATGGAAGAGGATGGAACGACTCATTTAGGCTACATGACAAGTGCATATTTGAGTCGAATAGCCAATGTTACTGACGAGCTTAGTCCAGCTATCTACTGGCGTGCCATTAACGACGCCATTGACGAGATTCTAGAGCAGAACCTTACTGGTAACTACATTAAGCTATTGGTAGAGGAATAGGGTCATATTTAGACACTTTAGATCTCACTAACGCCTATTGCACTACTATACTACCCCTCTATAGAGGCCTTCTATAGGACTATTAAAAGACCCTGAAGGCCTTCATGTGTCAACCAAGCTCTATAGAACCTCTATAGAGGGTCATATTTGTGCTCGATTCTTACAGAACTCTCACAAGTCCTATACCAAGTACCCTAATACAGGCCTATACAGAGCCCTTTACTAAGTGCTTACTACTTCGTGGGTTCTCACTATTGAACTGATACCACTCTTTTAGAGGCTAACAACACTATTGCATGGTGTCCTACACCCCCCCCCCATATAGGGTCATATTTGGGTGAGACTCTTTAGTACTCGTGATTGAGCGCTTACAGACTTCTCACTCCCCTCTATCAC